AAATACAACTCCGCAGCAATGATGGGTTTTACAGTTTTACGGTTCAGCACAGAGCAAGTGAAAGCAGGCGTGGCGATTAAACAAATTGAGCAATTGGTGGGATGAAAATGAATATGCCAGTACAACAACACATTTTACAAGCGGTCGATTGGTCTAGATTTAGTTTTGAAGAGTGGTGTCGCCAGCTTGGAGCTTGGCTAAACGGCGATACCGAAACAATGGTCAAAATTGTTAAGACGATGCCAACAAAACGCATCACTCAAAAACAAAGAGAAAAATTAATAGCTATGTATATGAGCGATGAAAATCTAAAAGATCGTTTATGCATTCGCCGTAAGGGTACTTGCTGTGAGTTAAATGACAATGAGGCACGTGCAATCCATAGATTGATTATTGATATTAAATTAATTGAAGACCATATTTTACAAGAATGGATCTCAGCAATTTGGTCACATCATGTTATGGGCAATTCATTACGTGATATTGCTCAAAGTAATGACACTTCAGTTAATCAAATCAGACAGGATTTAAAATGTGGTATGGCTTATATCAAAAGTCGAAATCCGCATTTCAGATTTGAAACTTTTGAAAAAACCGCTTGAGTGTGCGCACGGGGTATGGCATATTTGTGATACAGTGTTGGAAGTGTAAGTAAATCACTGGTATTAAAGCTCATCAAATGATGAGCTTTTATTTTATCAGAATGAATAAACTATCTTTAAATGAAAATATCGAAAAATTTATTGCAACGATATTTAAATCGTTGATAATAAAATTTTCTTTGCTAAAAAAACTGCATGAGAATCATATTTTCTTTAATTACGTTTGTCTTATTTTCATTTATTTCCTTTATCCTTTTAAGGAATAAATATATTGAGCCAAACCACTTCGTCATTTTGATAATATTTTCTGCAATTGTATCCGCAATAATTGCATATTTTGATGAGGTTCAAGAGCTATCTATTGGAGGCAATATCGTTAAACTAAAAGAAGCAAAAAAGGAGTTACAAGTAACAATAGATCAATTAAAGTCAATTAAAGTTTCAACATATCGGATGTTACTTTTGAAAAGTTTACATTTTTCAGGTGTTTTTGGAAGCAGCCATTTAGTGGATAGTAGAGCAGAATATTTTTTTTCACTCATCAATGAAATTAAACAATCGGATTGTTTCAATGATCTTAAGTCTGAAATAAAAGTTCAATTAACAAGGTTGTTAATTGATCAATTAAATAAATTTTATCCTTTATTTTATGGCAAACAATTCAATGATAGCGATGAATTCCCTAAATCTACGGTTTTTTATATCGAGTTGAAAGATGAGATTATTGATAAAGTTCATCAAAAACGGACACCTGTTATACCATTTGATCAAAAAAAGCAGGAAATTGTTACAGCTATAGATAACTATGCAGCTTTGTATATTTTATTTAAAGAAGTTGAACAGTAGGGTGATATTGATTTTTTATTGCTTAATAAGATGAATTTAAACGATATTATTTTAATTAATAATCTCCAATGAAAGGATTTTTAAACTTTTACCTTTACGATTCTATAGAAAAGTTGCCGAGCATAGTATGGCACAAGAAGCTCTGCTAAATATCGATTATTGGCGGGGCTTTTTCTTTTTGGAGTATGTATGACTGAATTTCAAAAAATTACGAATGAGATTAGACAGCTTCAAATAGAGCTAAACCATTTGGGAAGTTGCAATACAAAAGGTTTAAATACAGAACAGATCGCTCACCTAGATGAGCGATTTTTTTTGGCCATAGCAAAGCAACATAAATTAATTGCTCGTCTCAACAGTAAGCCAGAGGGCTTTTTATAAGAGGCTAGAGGTATGGATGATAAAGAGTACTTTTGGCTTACACAAAAAAAAGAGCTCAAAACGAAACCCAAATCCAGACCACTGCCTAAAGCTAAAGAAAAATATCTCGAGGCCGAAGAAACCTTATTTCAAGAACTAGAAGAGCATCGAATTGGTTATAGAAGAAAATTTCAATTTGAATCAACAAAAAATTGGCGGTTCGATTTTTATATTGTGAAGTTGAATCTTCTTATAGAAATTGCTGGCAGTCCGTGGGCAGTTGGCCGAGGTGGCACAAAGATAGCAAATTCATTTAATAAGTATGATCTAGCACTAGACCGAGGTTATGTATTTGAGCGTCTTGAGCCTCACCAAATTGAATCAGGTTATGCAATCAACTGGATTAAAAGCAAATTAGCGAGAATTGAAGATGGATCAGATCAGACCATTTCCTCCAACTGATTTTATGGATCAGGCAGAAGAAGAGGAAGCAATTCGTTTAATACCCGCTCCAGACCTAAAGAAATGGGTTGTGGCCAACTACTTAACGATAGGTGGACCTCTTTATAACCCTGACCATGACCATATTGCTGAGCTGCTTCACGATAATGAAGAATTTTTAGCATTTGCTTGGGCCTCTTCTGCATATAAAAGTAAGCAAGCTATGGTGTTAGGTCAGTGCGAAAAAGTCATGTTCAATGTTGGTGGATGGCGTAAGGCCAGACAAGAGCAACAGATGCGTGATTGGTTTGGTTTTGTACCTACTTATTTAATAACTGTCGACGCTTCTTTCTGTGAGCGTGCAAACGATACAGAGTTCTGTTACTTACTTGAACATGAGCTTTACCACATTGGAGTGATGAGAGACGAGGACGGAGAAATTGTTTATAGCGATAGTTCTGGTCTTCCTAAGCACTATCTTGCTGGTCATGACGTTGAAGAGTTTATTGGCGTAGTTAAACGTTATGGACCAAGCAAAAATGTTAAGCGACTTATTGAAGTCGCAAAAAATCCGCCGTTTGTTTCGAATCTTGATATTTCAAAATGCTGCGGCAACTGTGTAATCAATTGAGCCTAATGGCTCTTTTTTTTGCCCATTTTGTTATACGTAGTTATACGATGAGGAAGTTATGGCGACACTAAAAGAGCCTGTGAAAATCTTTATAGTTCAGTCTCTTGCTTGTCGTGATACACCTCAAGAAGTGGCTGAACTCGTAAAACAAGAGTTTGGCGTTGATATAGATCGTGTTCAAGTTGCAACTTATGACCCTACAAAGGTTGCTGGTAAGAACTTAAGCAAAAAGTATGTCGAACTATTTGAAAAAACCAGAGATGAGTTTGATAAAGGCTTAATTGATATTCCAATTGCTAATAAGTACTACCGATTGAAGCAATACCAAAGACAACTTGAGAAGACTAGAAACGTCAAAACAGCCTTAAAAATTCTTGAGCAAGCCGCTAAAGACATTGGTGGTCAATTTACTAATACAAGTAAAACCCAATTAACGGGCGCAGATGGGCAACCATTGCAACCTCAACATGTTACTCAAGTTGTCGCAACGCCTGAACAGATAAAGCAGGTGTTAGATGAACTCCAAGGTAAATACTAAGCTGCTCGAAATGCAGTTAGAGCGAGAGCTTTGTGAGAAAGAACATTTATTCTTTACACGGCGTTTTTTCTTACCTCGCATGGGCTTTAAGTTTTCGGTCAATTGGCATCATGAATATATTGCCGACAAGATAGACGAAGTAATTGCGGGCAAGGTTAAGAACCTAGTTATTAACGTTCCACCCGGAAGCGGTAAGACTGAACTACTCACAAATCTTATTGCCCGAGGCATAGCACGTAATGCTCGTTCCCGCTTCTTGTATTTGTCTTTCTCGCAATCACTTGTAGAGGATGTATCGGCAACAGCCAGAAACATTGTTAAGTCAGAAGACTTTCAGAGTTTATGGCCAGTAAAGATCTCTACCAGTACGGACGCTAAGTCTAGTTGGAAAACCACAGTCGATGGATATGACGCAGGTCATGTTTATTCTGCTTCGATGGGTGGGCAGGTCACGGGTCGCCGTGCTGGTACATTAGCTAATGAGGGCTTTACCGGTGCCATTATTCTTGATGACCCATTAAAGCCTGAGGATGCATTTAGCCAGACCGCTAGACGTAAAGCTAACCGTAAAATTCTAAACACGGTCAACTCTCGTAAAGCTAAATCTGACACGCCAATTATTCTGATCATGCAACGTTTGCACGTTGAAGATCCGACTAACTTTGTGTTGACTGGCAATGTACCTGGTGAGTGGGAACAGATCAGTATTCCCGCACTTATTGATGATGAGTACATCAGTAAGTTGCCTGAAAAAATACAAAGCAAAATTCCACGTGATGTTGAACGTGATGAAAAAGGCCGTCAAAGCTACTGGCCATTAAAAGAATCTTTACTTTCATTGCTGCAGCTGGAGAAAGGCGGGGAAGATAAAGACGGCGCTACAGTGTCACGCTACACCTTTGCAAGCCAATACATGCAAAACCCTAAAAAGCTGGGTGGTGATCTTGTTAAGGCTGAATGGTTTGGCCGTTATGTTGAATTACCTGTTCTTAAATGGCGTGCGATTTGGGCAGATACGGCGCAGAAGACCAAAGAGCATAATGACTTTTCAGTGTTCTTATGTGCTGGTCTTGGCTATGACAATAACCTTTACATCATCGATGTGAAGCGTGGCAAATGGGAAGCACCAGAGCTATTGAAGGAGGCTAAAGCTTTTATCAATAAGCATAAGGATAGCAACACCAAAATCGGCAAGCTTCGTTATATGGCCGTAGAGGATAAGGCGAGTGGTACCGGTTTAATTCAGTCCATATCTAAGCAGACCACTTTACCAATACGTGCGATTCAGCGAAGTACTGACAAACTATCAAGGACAATGGACGTCATTCTTTATGTTGAAGAACGCCGTGTCTGGTTACCAGCTAATGCACCGTGGCTATTGAACTACATTGAAGAGATTGAAGGCCTTACTGCTGATTGGTCACATGATCATGACGACCAGTGGGACCCGACCATTGATGCAATTAATGATTCATTAGCCAAAAAGCCAACTGTATTTGATTAGAGGAAATTATGGCTGAAACTAAAAAGCCCGATGCAATTGGCGATGCAGGGGCATACACAAACCTTGTCTCAAATATTGGTACCGAACGTGACAAAGCTTCACATGGTTCTTTCGTTAAGAAAGTAATTCCTGATGAGCAATTAGAAGCTGTGTATCAACATTGGTTAGCTAAGCGCATCGTCAACCGCCCAGCAAGTGACATGCTCCGAGCTGGATGGTTTTTTGAAGGGATTCAAGATAACGATTTATTGAAGCTTAAAGAGGCGTGTAAGGCATTTAACTTAGATGGGGTGCTCTTATCTAGTTTGGTACTTTCTCGCTTATATGGCGTTTGCTATGTGCTTCTAGGGACTGTAGACGGCGGTGACTTAGATCAACCGTTTGATTTAAACAAGTTAGGCGTTGGTCGTTTAGAGTTTTTCACGGTACTCAAGAAAAAGTACATTGAAGCTGATACCAGTAAATACTTATCGCCTAAGGAGGCAGGTGGACTTTTAAAGCAGCCTGAATTTTATAAGCTAAAGCTTGATGGAAAATCTATGCAAAGGATCCACCATACACGCTTATATAAGTTTGGCCATGCCGATGTAGTTAATGAAGAGCCGGTAAGTGTTTTGCAGGAAGTTTATGAAGATCTGCTTGACCATGCCGCCGTTAAGAAAGCCTCAGCAAGTCTTGTTCATGAATCAAAAATTGACGTGATTAGAACACCTAACTTGGTCGATAAGATCAAAGAGGACATGAAATCCGTAGCAGAACGCTTTCTTAGTGTCGGGTTGCTTAAAGGCCTGAACGGTATGATCGTTTTGGATAAGGATGAGGAGTACGACTCTAAATCTTATAGCTTTGGTGGTTTGCCTGATCTTATGCGTGAATTCTCAATTCAAGCTGCTGGCGCTGCCGATATGCCATATACAATTTTATTTGGGCAATCACCTGCAGGTATGAACGCGACTGGTGAGCATGACACTCGGAACTATTACGACAGTATTGCTACCAAGCAAATATGGTCCTTAAAGCCTTTCATGATGAAGCTTTTAAGAGTGATTGTTCAAACTACATTTGGACGTCAGATTCCAAGTTTAGACGTAGTATTTAACCCGTTATGGCAATTAGACGCCAAAGTCCGTTCGGAAGTTGAGAAAGCTAACGCTGAACGGGATGCTAAATATTTAGAGATGGGCATTATTACAGAGCCACAGATAGCACGTCAGCTACTCATTGATGGTGTTTATTCAGTGATTGATGAAGAACATATCAAAGGGCTTGAGACTATGGTGAAGCTTAATGACAACGATAATTCAGATCCTCAAACCCCACCTCCAGCAGGCGAAGAAACGTAAGAAAGGGCGGAAAGCCTCCAAGCCGAGAGCCGTGCACGTAAATCGCCGTGTAGAGCTTTATTACACGCGGCAATTATTGGCAATTTCAAAATACTGTCAGGAACAAACTAAGGAACTAGTTATTCCAACTGTAGGCCAGAACATCGGTGATGCTTGGTTTTCTGACATGATGACGGCGTTTAGGGAAAAGCTCACAAAGTATGTTGTTGAGATTTCTCGACCGTTGGCCACAAAGGTTGTGACTGATACTCAAAAGGAAGTGGACAAGCAAATTGCAGAGCACACCAAAACAATTATTGGTGTAGATCTAACGCCGTTCTATCGAGCTGCTGATATTCAGGATGAGGTAGATCTAAACATTACGGCTAATGTCAGTTTGATTAAGTCCATTCCACAGCAATATGCCGATAAGCTTGAAGTATTAATTACTAATGCTTTGCAGACTGGACAAACAAATGAAGAGTTGGCCAAAGCTATTAAGCAATTAGGGTTATCTACTGATTATCGTGTACGTCTTATTGCTAGTGATCAGATGGGCAAGATTAACGGCCAAATTAACCAAGCCCGACAGCTTTCGATGGGTGTGGAGACATACACATGGCAGACGGCCAAAGATGAGCGTGTAAGGCCAGATCACCAGCATAAACAGGGCAAGACATTCAGATGGGATTCACCGCCAGAAGGGGGGCATCCCGGTCAGCCTATCCGATGTCGTTGCACGGCATTGCCTAATTATGAGGATATTTTGATTGATTAGTATTCCAAGTATTATGAAATAGGTTTAGATCTTCCAGTTCTAATGTTCGTTGATCCATAGCAGCGCTGGAGTGTCGTAAGCTGTTTCCTACATCGCAAATTATTGATAAATATTTTTCTAAATCTCTAATAGAGAGTTTGGAATTATTGTCTTTAATACTTTTAATTATTTTATTTAGTAAATCTTCTGGAGATATTAATAGGCTCGCAATTTTTTCGAAATAGTGATCATTCGTATAATTTTCACCAATCATTAAATCACTGCCTTTAAGATTAAATTTTCTATAAAACATAGTTTTATAAATATTTTGTTTATGTCTAAGGGTAAGGATTAATTGAAGATATTCATGCGATGTATTTAAAAGTTGTAACTTTAATTCAAATAGCCTTTGATCTTGAGAGAGTTTAATTTGCTTTTTCGCATATAAAGCTGCAATCACTGCAAAAATTAAACCTATCACAGCAAGAAGTGTTTGTAATTGGCCTGAATTAGCTCCGAGTAATGCCCATAAATAATTAAGATGATTCATTTTATTAACCAAATTGTTTTTACCGTAGTTTAATTCTTACTCTTTTAAAGAACCACCTAAACAGGTGGTTTTTATTTGGATGAAATTTATGAAACGTAAAAAGTTTAGTAAAAAACGGTTTTATCACCGTTTGCAAGCACAGGGATTAGTTAAAGGTGGTTATGTCAATTGGAATGGCGAATTAGAAATCTGGCAAATTCCTTGCTGTAACTTTCCTGATTTAGCTAAGGCAGCCGGTAAAGCTGCAGAAAAGTTTCAAGAGGTGATGGAAAGTTTAAAAGGATTACAGTCGCCAAATATCAAACCCATTAAAAGTAATATTTTTATTGATGGTGTTGATTTCGGTTCTGCTAAAGACTTTTCTGTTACCTATTCAAGAACGTAATTTTGAAAATTGATAAGCCCACCTTCGGGTGGTTTTTTTATTGAGCGCAATTTATGAAAACCATTTACCAACTCAAAATTGGTGACTTTGCGCCTAGTGAATCCACACGCTCATTTACCAAAGAAGGGTATTTGAAGTGCGTCAATGTTCGCTTAGCTAAAGCGCCTCAAGTACGACAGTACTATGCGTATGAGTTTCCATCTCTGGAAGGTTATACCGCTGATCAAGTCATCAATGTCTACACGCCACCAGAGGAGCTTTTCAAGCCTGAGGCTATTCAAAGCTTCGATGGTGTAGACGCTACTGACTATCACCCGCCTAAAAATGAAATTAATGCTTCTAACTGGAAGGATTATCACATTGGCTATTGTGAGAACGTCCGGCAGGAAGGCGATTATCTGGTGGGTGATTTGCTCATTAAAGACAAGATCAGCATTGATTTGATCCAAAGCAACGAACGGCTAGAAATGTCGCTTGGCTATGGAGCCTTATTAATTGTTGAGCAGGGTACTGCGCCAGATGGCACGCCGTATCAAGCCAAATTTATCAATTTTATTGGCAATCACGTAGCACTCGTTAAATATGGCCGTTGTGGTGGTGATTGCCGCATCGGTGACAAACAGCAAACTCCACCAAAGGGGAATAAATCAATGGAAGTAATTGTAAACGGTATCCGTTTTAACATCGGCGATAACACGCCTCTGGCCGATGCATTAAAGCAGCAACAAGAGCAGCTTGAAAACATGAAGGCTGCAAAACTTAAAGTGGGTGATAAGCAATTTTCAATCGGTGATGAGCTTGGAGCAATTCAAGCAGTCGTAGATCAGTTACATGCCGAAAAAACAGCTCTGGAGCAAAAAGTAGGTGATCTGGAAAAGAACCAGATGACTCCTGAAAAGCTTGAGCAAGCTGCGGCTGAACGTGCTGCTGTGATTGCCGATGCTAAGGCATTGGTACCAACAGTTAAAACTGAAGGCTGTACATGTGAGCAAATCAAGCGTGATGTTATTGCTGCTAAAGCGGGTGATGCATTAGTAACAGCTTTGATGGGTAACGTATCAGTAGGTGATGCAAAGCCTGAGCAGATCGACACAACTTTCCGTGCACTCTGTGCTGTGAAGGGTACTCAACCTTCTAATCCTGTAGGTGATGCACTTCACCAGCAACAAAGTGTTAAAGCTGGCGATGGTGACCCAGCAGGCGGTGGGGAAGAAAAGACCTACAGTAAAGAAAACGCATACAAAACAATCTAAGGGGAAGTAAATCATGGTTAAGCAATACGATGCTGTACCCGGTATGAAGTTTCACCTCATTGGCCCAGAGGATATTTTATCCCTGCCTGTGGCTGGTACCGGTTTGGTAAACGATGGTGACGTGGTTGTACGAAGTACTGACGGAAAAACAGTTTCAGCGGTAACTGGTGCAACTAATACCAAGTTTGGAATTATCGTACGTCACGGCGTAGGTAAGTCAGGCAAAACGGCTGATGGCAAAGAAGCCTATAAGGCTACTGATGTAGCACCGGTTATGACGATAGGCTCGATTTACGTGAAGGTCACCGCACCAGTCACCGATATCAACGCAAAGGTTTATGTCAAAACAGCTAACGGCACCACAGCAGCGCCGTTAGGTTCTTTATCCCCAACAGCAACAGACGGTACAGAGTTACCGAACGCATCTTGGGAAACAATTTCAAATGAGCAGGGCTTAGCTGCTGTTCGCTTACGTGGGGCATAATAATTATGAGTAAATTGGCAGCAATGAAGCTACGTCTAACACCAGTAGCTCAAATGGTTCAGGCAAATATTGGGGATGCATTTAATATTGATGCATTAGCTCAGTTATTCGTTAAATTGGAAGAATTTAACGAAATGGGTCCTCAGCTTCAGCAAGTGATGGATTACGCTAAATACATTCCTGTTAAACCTGTCAATGCCGTATATGGAGGAGGAGAGATCCTAAGCCGTAAGAAGGGTGTGGGTATGGGTAAAGATCATTCAGGAACTGGTAATGATATTCCCGTGGCTGAAGTTGAATATGATACTGTTCAATTGCCAGTGAAGGTCGGCACGATCAGTTATATGTATTCAGTGTTTGAGTTACAAGCAGCCCAAAAATTAAATTTAGCACTTGAAGCAGATAAAGTAGAGGCCGCTCGTCTAGCTGCAGAAAAACACTTAAGTAACATTGCTTGGTATGGCAATGCTCTTACCGGAGTTAAAGGCTTCTTAAATCAGACGGGTGTAACCATAGTTACAGCCCAACATAACTGGGCTACTGCAACCATTGAAGAAGTACTAAGTGACTTCAATGCAAGCTTGGCAGATGCTGAAGATCTTGTTGATGGGGATGTATCCGTACAGCCAGATACTTATTTGATGGCATCAAATCAATACTTACACCTTTCTACCCGTGTAGTTGCTGATTCTGGCGGAAAGACTTTCTTAAAATTTATTGAAGAAAATAACATCTTCGCATCACAAGGTAAGCCGTTAACCATTCGTGGTTTAGGTCGTTCAAATGGTAAAGGTACCGCAGGTGCTGACCGTTCTATTATTTACCGCCGTGATCCGTCATGCATCCAAATGAAATGTGATGACGTCACTTTCTTGGCAGCTCAACCTGTTGGTGTGGATATTAAAGTGCCTGGTCACTACAAATATCAGGGCGTATGGTTGAAGCGTGTTGATTCTCTCCGTTACTTAGATCACGTGTAAGGATTAAAACAGTATGAAATATTCTTATATCTATAGCGGCTTACAGGCCGCTTTTGTTTTTTCTGGTATTGCTGTTTTGCCTACAGGCACACCAACTCTTGTGGATGAAGAAGCGCACAAGAAGCTCACTAAAAATAAGTTTGCTAAACATCTTATTGATATCGGTGAACTTGAAGTTCAGGAAATCCCAGATGATGAGCCAAAAACTACGGGTAAAACAGGTGGTCGTGGTGGTAAAGGCGGCAAGCAAAACGATGCAGCAGGTGATGCGGCAAAAGTTGCAGAAGAAGCTGCTTTGGCCGCCGTGAAAGCTGAATTAACAGAACTTGAAGTAACGTTCAGTGACGATGAAACACTTGAGCAGCTACAAGCTAAGTTAGCTCAGGCTAAGGAATAAGGTAGACATATGGACGTACAAACGTTTCGTGAAAAGTTCTCGACTGATTCGAGTTTAATGTCTTTGCCAGATGCAAAAATTCAGGATGCTTTAGAAGAAGCGGATCTGATTGTTTCTCAAATTGAGTTCGGGGCATTAAAGGAACGTGCTGTAGGTCTATATGCAGCACATATCCTTAAAGTTGGTACTGCAAGTGGCAATGGTGCTGCTTTTGGTACCGCATCAAGCATGACGATCGCTGGCCAAAGTGTGAGTTATTCACGATCATCGAAAGAAGCTTTCTATGATCTCAGCATGTATGGCCAGCGCTACCTTGCGTTAAAAAATTCAATTCCAATTGATGACGAAGGCACAAACCCTAACCGTTTAGGTGTTGGCGCCTTTGTCGTATAGGAGATACCCATGCCTTTTAAATATCAGGCACCAGAAGGTTACAAGCCAACCAAAATCGTTATTGCCGGGCAAAACCTAGATATCAAGAACGGTGTTTTAGAATCTGATAATGACATTATTCATATTTTAAAGCCTTTAGGTTTTGAACGCTTTGTCGAAGTTGTTGAGCCTAAGAAATCGACTGCCTCTGCAAAAGAGTAATTAAGCTATGAGCGATTATCGTGTTGATAAGCAAGTCAACTTTGATGAGATGAATGATCGCGTTAGGTTTGAAATAAGACGCACGATTAACGCTCTTACTTTGCGCTTACAGCGGATTGTTCAGGAAGATATGTTGAGTGGCCAACGATTGAACGTACAGTCTGGCCGCTTGCGTGGATCCGTTTCATCAAAAGTAGATGAGGATAAGGATTCGATAGAGGGAACGGTGGGAGCTGGTGGTGCTTTGGTACCTTATGCACCTGCACATGAGTTTGGCTTAAATGGCTCGATGGGTGTGAAAGCCCATCTGAGAACAATTAAGCAGGCTTTTGGCCGACCTATCTCACCAGTTCAAGTCAATATTAAGGCCCATTCAAGGAATGTACGTTTTAGAGAATTGCGGTTCATGCGTGATTCACTGGATATCGTGGCCAAGATTGTGCCGAAAAATATTGATGCAGCAATTGAGCGGGGTTTAGCAAGTGGATAGCGAAGCAATCTATCAAGCGTTGTTTGATCGGTTAAGTACAAAAGTAGAAGGATTGATTACCGTAAGTCGCCGTTTACGTCACTTTAACCATGTAACGCCAGAACAGCGACCTGCCATGTTTATTACACAAGGCAATCAGCAGGAAGTACCTGTACATGGTATGGATTCAAAAGTTGAACTAGCTGCTGAGGTGTATCTCTATATCCATGAATTGGACACTGCAAAGCCTCCATCATCACAGATGAATATCTTCATTGATCGTGTACGTGAAGCTATTAAACCCGACCATCCAGATTTTAATGAGTGTCAGACCTTAGGAGGTTTGGTTGAGCATTGCTGGATCGAGGGCACAGTAGAAGTATATGAGGCAGTAGAAAATATGCTGGATGATCAGGCGATTGCCATTATCCCTATCCGGATCCTCACAACCAACTAACAAAATATTCATTTTATGACCGCCTCTATGGCGGTTTTGTCATTTTAGAGAGGTCAAAATAAATGGCTCAATATTTATTTGGTGCCGGCAAGATCTTTGCTACACCGATTCAAGATGTATACGGGCAACCGATTAGCAATCCCACACCAGTTGAAGTGGGAGTGATGCAATCCGTTGGTGTAGATATTAGCTATGACTTAAAAGAGCTTTTTGGTCGTGGACAGTTCGCCGTAGATGCGGCGCGTGGTAAAGGTACCATTAAATGTAAAGCTTCTTTCGGGCGTATTAACGGAACTTTGTTAAATTCCATTTTCTTTGGTGGCGTTGTTGCTGAAGGTGGAATCGAAACAGTTTCCCAAACCATTAATGGTGAAGTGATTCCGGCTGGTGGTTCAGTTACACCGGTTGTTCCTAACAGTGGGACATATGTAAAGGATCTTGGCGTAACAGATGCTAAAGCAATCCCACTTAAACGTGTAGCTTCGGCACCAACAACCGGACAATACAGTGTAGATGCAGCAACCGGTGCTTATACATTTGCTGCTGCCGATGCAGGTAAAACGGTATTTATTAACTTCCGTTATTCAGCAATGGTGGCGGGCGCTAAGTCAATCACTGTCTCAAACCTAGACATGGGCTATACGCCAGAGTTTGCCGTTGACCTGCAACGTGACTACAAAGGCAAGTTCATGCACATGAATTTCTTCCGTTGCACCAGTAACAAACTTGGATTCAGTTCAAAACAGGACGATTACGACATTCCTGAGTTTGAATTCCAGCCAATGGCTGACGATCTTAACCGTGTTTTCAAAATCGATTTATCGGAGTAATACCAAATGCAATTTAAGCAAGTTGAAAACCCTCGCGGCTCTACAGTTGTTGTTGATGGTCAGCCATTTGTTTTTGCTCCATTGTCTCTTGGTGCAGTCGAGAAACTATTGCCGGCACTTCAATCATTCAAGCCAGATGATGTTGGCACTGTGATTGATGTAGCACACAAATCTTTGAAGCGAAATTACCCCGACATTACTCGTGATGATGTGGCAGAGATGCTATTCATGGATCAGCTAACAGAAGTTATGGAAGCTGTAATGTCCGTGTCTGGTCTTAAAGGGAATGATGACAGCGCTGCAGGTGGCTCGGGGGAATAGATTGGGAGGAGCTGTACACGCATTTAGTGCTCACCATGGGTAAAGATTACGACTATGTGCGTAATGAAATGGACCTGCCTAGATTAAGAGCATTAAGTGCGTATCAGCAAAACAACCCTCCCGCGCATGTTGGGATACAACGGCTTTGCCGTATTTTGGAAGCGTTCATGGGAATCGAAGAAACCCCACAAGCTATCACCGTTTCAGATGATGAAGAAGATATGTTAGAAGTTTTGTCGAATTTCCCGCAGGGTGGTTAAGGCTGCCCTATAGTATTCTTATCAATTAACATGGATAATATGAAAATGATAAGGAGACCTATCTGTGAAGTTTAATAAATTTTTTATATTAATATTTTTATCGATGTTTTTGTTATTATTAGCTAACTTTTTTAATCCTGATATATCAAGTTGGGTAAAAAATAAGCTTAATATTTCTACAAATTCAGAATTAAATCCATATTATAAAAAAATGGTAGTTGTTCATCAAAGAATGGATGGAAGCATTAGAGAAGGTTCCATATTCTTTTTAGGGGACAGTATAACTCAATCTTTAAACGTAAATTCAGTAACCAATCAGGGAATTAATTATGGGATCGGCGGGGATACAACTTTTGGTTTATTGAATCGCATAAAGTATTATAATTCACTTAATAAAGCTGATAAAATTTTAGTAGCTATAGGGATTAATGATTTTATTTTTAACAGAACCAGTAAAGAAATCATAGAAAATTATGAAAAAATATTTGAATTACTACCTAAAGACAAAAAAGTTTTTATAAACTCAGTGTTGCCAGTTACATACCAATATACAGAGAATTCCGATAAAATTACTATTAAACAAATTGTAGAATTGAATCATGAATTGAAAAAATTTTGTAGTCTAAAACCAAATTGTGAATTCATTAATTCTTATGAATTATTTGCAGATTCGGCAGGATTTTTAAAAAAATCCTATGATACTGGAGATGGAATACATCTTAATACTGAGGGATATAATCTCTTGATTAAGATATTGAAAGTTAAAATTAATTGAATTTAAACAATTAAACCTTTTTTGAAACTGCCTCACGGCAGTTTTTTTGTGCCTGTGAGATAGTAATTATGAACAACAATCGAGTGGAAGTACATGTCAGTGCAAAAACTTCTGAGCTCAAGGAAGGGATGCAAGATGCTGAAAAAATAGTTTCAGATGCTTCCAAGAAAATTGAAAGCACTGGAAAGAGTATCGATTTTAAACTTGATCTTTCAAATCTAAAGTCAGAGTTAAATGGTTTTGCAACAAGCCTTTCGGATAAATTTAAGACCGTAGGCAATGATATTAAGAGTTCGCTGACTAATGGCCTATCTTTAGTCAGGGGCGGTTTTTTTGTTGGTATTGGCCAAGAGATTGCTAGAAGTGCAGCGGAAGCGGTTGCAGCAATTCCTGATCTTGTATCTGCAGTGGGTAAGGCTTCAAAAGAGTTAGAGATTCAAGCCCGATTAGCAAACTCGAATACTTTAGAATTTCAAGAATGGGCATTTGCTGCCAAAAAAGTAAACGTGGAGCAGGACAAGCTATCGGACATCATGAAAGATGTAAACGATAAGTTTGGTGACTTCATGCAAACTGGTGGTGGTGAGATGGCCGATTTCTTTGAGAAGATCGCGCCAAAAGTCGGTGTCACTGCCCAACAATTTAAAGGCTTATCTGGTCCGCAAATCCTAGAAAAGTACTACCAGACTTTGCAAAAAGCCAATGTGTCACAGGCTGAAATGACTTTCTATATGGAAGCCATTGCGAACGATGCAACATTATTAGCTCCATTATTGGATAACAACGGTCAAAAATTAAAAGAGTACGCTAAACAGGCTCATGATTTAGGCGTAATCATGAGTGAAGATGCCATAGCTGCTACCAAAGAATTTAATACGTCCCTTGAGACTGTCCAAACAACACTTCAAGGAGTATTAACCCGTATTGCAGCACAAGCAGCTCCATCCCTTACTGAATTAGCTAATCAATTTTTAACTTTTGCGGTTGATTCCAAGGATGCCATTGATGATTCAATTAAATCGATTATTGGCATTTTTGAAAGCTTGTTTAGTATTCTAAGTGAGCAGTTCACAACGATTGGAGCAATCTGGAGTGACTTGACTGGAAGCATTGGAGACGATGCAAATAAACAGATTGGCTTTATGGATGCTATATCTGTAGTACTACGAGCATTAGGTGTTGTAGTTACCGGCTTTCAGGTAGGCGTTCAATCTGCTTTTGCAATCATTCGTGCCGTTGTAGTCACGGTATGCCAAGCTTTAATCATTGCTTTTAATGGCCTTATGGCTGGCTTTGATATGGTACGAAGTACTATTCAGTATGGTCTGGATGTATTACAGGTAAAGTTTCAAACATTTGGTAGCGTTGTAAATAACATCCTCCATTTTAACTTCTCAGGTGCAAAATCGGCATGGGAGGGTGGTTTATCTCAGCTTGGTAGTATTACTGATCGTTATACAAACCAAATGAAAGGACGAATGGCTGACCTGAAAAACTCTTGGAATGCAGGAGCCACTACAGCAGCCAATTCACTTGTCACGGCTGGTAAAAGAATTCTTGAAGTTACAACTGCTGGCAATCAGAAGATTACCAACTATGTATTTAAGGATCCTACTAAACCTTTTGAGCCACCTAAACCACCTAAGCTAGGCCTAGGTACTGCACCACCAAATACTAAACTTGGTATTGGTACTGGGGAGAAGGACGAAAAAGGCGGCTCTAAATCGTCTGCAAAATCTAAAGCAGAACAAGAGGCTAAGGAACGGCAGCGACAAGCTGAGCAGGCAGCTAAAGCACTTGCTGATATTCGGTATAAATATGCATCCGAAGAAAAGAAAGTGGCTCTAGATCTTCAAAAGGCGTTAGATGAGATTGAAAAATCCAAGATGACTGCAGATGAAAAAGCTGCTGCGAAAGTCAAAGCCGAAAAGGATGCATCCGACAAGATCATTGCTATTCGTTTAAAAGAGTTTGAGGAATACAAAAAAGCTCGTGAAGAACAAATAGACAATTATCAACAGCAAGCACAGCGCCTTTATGAAATTGAAGCGGCACGGATCCAAGCTGAATTTGATGCCAAGAAAATTTCAAATGTCCGTAAAGTTCAGTTGGAAAAACAGCTTGAAGATCAATTACGTGAAATTAAACGGCAAGGTCTTTTAGAGCGTTTAGCTTTGGAAAATGAGCAGACCAACATTACAGGCAAACAAGGTAATCAAAACCAAATCACAAACAACATTTCTGATTTAGAGACAGACCAGAAAGTTGCTGACACTAAGTCTATGGGCTTAATCAGTGATGCGGAAATGAAAGACTTTGAGGCCAAGTTCGGTGGCTTTACTTCTCGACTTTCTAACCTTTGGGATCAGGGTATTCAGTCTCTTATGAATGGTACCCTCACTTGGAGTAACGCAACTAAAGCAGTGCTTGCTGACATGGGGCAATTTGCCTTGCAAACAGCTACTAAAGAGCTACAAGGCTGGTTAAGAATCCAAGCTATTAAATTGGCTCGTAAACTTGGATTTGTCGGTGCTGAAACAGCCGCTGAAGCTTCTGGCCAAGCTGCTCAAACAGGGGCAACCATTGCAGGTGAAGCAACACGTACCAGTGTTACTGCAGCTGGTGGTTTAGCTCGTTTAGGCTTAAAAGCTGCTGAAGCTATCAAAGGCATCATGATGTCTGCATGGGAAGCAATGGCCGGAGCTTTTAAAGCGATGGTCGCAATTCCATATGTTGGTCCAATTCTTGCCGTTGGTGCAGGTGCGGCTGCTTTTGGTTTAGTGGCTGGACTTGCTGGAAAGATTAAATCTGCTCGTGGCGGTTACGACATTCCTGCCGGTGTAAACCCTATGACGCAATTGCACGAAGAAGAAATGGTATTGCCGAAACAGCATGCCAATACCATTCGTGCCCTAGGTAAATCTATGGCCAATGGTGGTCTGGGAGGTGGTGGCGAGAACACTGCACAGCCCGTTATTTTCAGTCCTACCATTCAGGCTTGGGATTCAAAGGATGTTCGACGCTTCTTCAAGAAGCATGGTAGTGAATTAGCAGACAGTCTTAAGGGCTATAACCGTAATTTTGGTAAATAAGGAGGATTCATGTCAGACGTATTGTTTCCAGAATTACCCGGTCTTGAATGGGATACATCTATTACTCCCATGTTTAACACCAAAATCATGACCTCCATTAATGGCCGGGAGCTTCGAGCAAGCTTTCAGGCCTCACCTAAATATGAAATCTCGTTGTCTTACGCATTCTTGCGCGAAAATAAGGGGAGAAAGGAATTGCAGCAACTTCAAGGATTTTATTTAGAGCGCCGTGGGGCGTTTGATTCTTTTCTTTATAAGATGCCTGAGGATAATGAGTTTAATTGCACATTTGTTGGTGATGGCTCTACTACTTCATTCCAACTTTACAAGGATATGTATACAAGCCAATTGCCTCTAGGTAATACAGAGGAACAGATTGTAGGTGAAGTAGATCCCAACATGTGGAATCAGGTTCCTGTAAAAACAATGTGGAATTCAGATCCAGAGAAATTGATGTGGAACACAGCTTCTGCTCAGATAACGAGTGACGGAAAATATGTACTTTCACAGCCGATTGAGGAAGGCGTAGAGGTAACTGTAACGGGTACTTTTTACTATCGCTGCCGCTTTAAAGATGACACACAGCAATATGTCAACTTTATGCATAAGCTTTGGAAAGCTGGAAAGGTTGAATTAATTGGTTCTTTGGGGAATAAGATATGAGACAGGCCTCTCCAAAACTTATAGCCTTGTTAGATGCTGATCAGTTCATCATGGCCGATCTTTATACTATTACGACCATACAAGGTATTGAGTATCGCTATACCAACTATGACGTTCATTTGACGGTGCAAGGCAAAGAGTTTCGTGCTGATGGACCAATCATAAGTCGAGAAGGAATAAGCCTTTCCTTGGGTATTGAAGTTGATAATCTCTCTATCAAAATAGAAACCAATGAAAGTACTAAATTTGGTGACGTACCTGTAGCTCAGGCATTTCATAACGGCGTTTTAGATGGTGCTCGTTTCAAGCTTGAACGTATTTTTATGGATATAAATACTCCTACTGATACGAGTGCCGGCACGTTAGTTTTATTTGAAGGTCGCATTGTTGAGCCGGAACTCGATCGTTATGAAATTAACGCTAGCGTGGTTTCAGAAGTGGATGACTTAAAACTTCAGATGCCAAGGAACTTATACACACCAGGTTGTTTAAATACTTTGTTTGATAGTGCGTGTGGACTATTTAGTGCTGATTTTGCCGTGAATACGACTATCGGGCCGAATAGTACACCTAGCCGCATCCTTTGTGACTTAAGTCAGCCGCAGGGGTGGTTTACACAGGGGGTTGTAGAATTCTTGGAAGGTGCAAACATTGGTATTAAGCGTACAGTCCGTTTGCATGAATCGGGCGCAATGCTTCTAACTCTACCACTTCTCGACATGCCAGCAATTGGTGAAGCTATTCGGGTTTATCCGGGTTGTGATAAACGTCTCGATACTTGTACTAACCGTTTTAACAACCGTGCTCGCTTTCGAGGCGCGCCGTTTGTTCCAGTTCCAGAAACTTCTATTTAACAACTTTATATTTAATCAAAGCCCTGCAAATCGCAGGGCTTTTTATTTGGGAAATATATTATGGCAGTTCCTGATAAAGACGCCCTGATTGGGCCTACGGTCACAGAGGCACAATTTAAAACCAATCTTGGTGCAATTGTGGATTTCATTAAACCAATTGAATCTCAAAGCCCTAACTATGCAACCACTGCTTTGCTGACTGCTTCAAGACCCGTTAAAAACCAAAGTTATGCAAAAGCCCTAGATACAGGGAAGGTATGGTATTGGAATAAACCAGCAGGATCACCAGAAGGAAATTATTGGGTAGAGACTGAGCTAAGTGATCTTGATCAGGCAATAACCTATACAGATGGGCAATTTAATCTAGCAATAAAAAGAGCAGTTTTTGAAACTTTATCACAGCTATTTGGACTGGCTAAATCAGACGATCCAACTAAAATTGGAGTTTTGTTGGACGGTGTTGGTCGTATCTTGTTGGGTTATGACTTAGAAAAAGATACAGGTATTTATGCCGGAATGCTTGAGCAAGTTGTTGAGATTGTACCAGGATTAAAAATTTACAATGATGGTCGATATTTGGGTCTTTTGGCGGATTCAGAAAGACGAATATTAATTGGTTATGACATGCTTAATGACTTGCCAATCATTGCGGGCCTTGATGAGTTGATCAATGGTGCGGGCGGTATAAATAAAAAACCAGAAGTTAAAGCATATAACCACCTATTGTTCTATGGTCAATCTCTATCAGTCGGAGCAACAGCAACAACGATCCTGAGCACATCGCAACCATATTCGAATAAGACCTTCAGTACAGGCCCGCGAATGGACTCTGCTGCAACGTCAGTCATTCCACTGGTTGAGCAATTTAATAATCCAAGTTCAGATGGCTATGATAATCGCGGGGAGACTTGTTGTTCTGGAGCTGCAAATTATGCTAGCCGAGCAATGATGCTAGAGAACGGTATTGATCCAAAGGACCATGTTATTTTTGCATCTACCGCAGGACATGGGGGGTATCGCATCGATCAGCTTGAAAAAGGTGCGGACTGGTATAACTTTTTTATCGAGCATGTGTCTGAAGCAAAGCGTCTTAATGGCGAAGATTACAAAGTACAAGTCGTGTGCTGGGTGCAAGGTGAAAATGATGCAGAAAGTTCAGTACAAACAAGTTATGAAGTTTATCGACAAAAACTTTTAAAACTTCAGTCAGATGCCAGTGCAGATATTAAAGCGATTACTGGTCAAACGGATGAAGTGAAATTTATTACTTATCAAATGTCGTATGCAGCAAGAACGTGGGAAAAACAAGCGCTTGTTCAACTGCATCTTTGTCAGCAATCAGATAAGTTTTTGATGGCTACGCCGATGTATCACATGCCGTATGCCATTGACAATATTCACCTTACAAATGTTGGTTACAAGTGGCTCAGTGCTTATTTCGGGCGCGCATATAAACAATTGGTTGTTGATAACCGAAAGCCTGATTTTATCAATCCCAAAGTAGCTCAACTAATCGGTGATGAAATTCATATCAACTTTGACGTGCCGAAGGTCCCTCTTGTACTTGATACAACAACTTTAGCTTTAACGACAGATCATGGATTTAAAGTTCTTGTAAATGGCTCAAAGGCCACTATCTCAAATATTGCGACTCAAGAAGATAAGGTGATTTTAAAGATTTCCGAACCTCCGACCGGCGAAGTCAAAGTCCGGTATGCGCTTGATTATCTAGGTACTGGAATAAATTTAACAGGCGGAGCCTCGGGCAATCTTCGAGATTCAACAACAGATTCAATTGAAATTGCAGGTGTAGAAAGACCGCTATATCACGTCTGCCCGCATTTTGAATTAAATGCATTTACAGATAAAGGAATTTAAAAATGACTCAATTATTTTTTCAAGCGAAGAACTTTGTAAGTAAGAGATCTTTACCTAAATTATCCAATGTTGATGACTTGCTGCCAAATCTTGAGTATGAAGCGTATGGGCATTGGGTTTTTGAAAACACATCGGCTTCATTGACAGATAAAGTGAATAATAGACTTTTAACATTGCAAACTGGTGCTACAGTGCAACCCGTTTATTCTGAATCGGGGGTAACAATCTCAACTGCAGTGGGTAATGCTCTTGTAAGTGATTTAAGTGATACATCAACTCAAAGTGTCACTGAGACCGCAGTTGTGAAATGCAATAACACCCAATTAGCTATTTTATTAGGAAACTTAGTACCCAGCAATTCTACAACGAGTAGTGGTTTAGCGGGCTTTGCCTCGGCCGGGAAGGGATACTTGACAGTTAAGCCAACCGCTGCTGCTGGTTCGGGGGGAATTTCGTCATTAGCACTAGCATCTGGGCATAATCAGACCACTAACTTTTTTATTGCAATTAGTGTTGATAAAGCGACTAAAAAAGGAATTATTTACGTTCAACAAAATTCGGCAGAATTAACAAACGAAGCAGTTTATACAGCTCCTGTTTACGAAAGTGCACTGAATAATTTTGCTTTTGGCAATAATGCATACACTGGATCAAACAACCCAGCAAATACGGCAACTTTTGCAGAAGCTATCATCTTTGATAAAGCTTTAACCTTAGATGAAATTAAAGCTGTTGCAACCCGATCAAAAAATCGGATGGCAAATCGCGGAATCATCTTTTAATTAGCCCCTTAATTGGGACTTTTTTATTTCCGAGGGGAGTATGAAAAATCTCGAAGCAGTTCAAGAAGCCTTAACTTGGCTCGGTACCCCATATCATCATCAAGGGCGTATTAAAGGTGTCGGTGTGGACTGCGGAACATTGATCTGTGAAGTCTACGAGAAAGTAGGGCTCATGGATCACCTAGATCCGCGACCATATCCACCAGACTGGCACATGCACCAGATGGGACAACGCTATTTAGAGCTCATTTTAGGTGTATGTGATCCGATTGAAGGGCCACCACAACCCGGGGATATAGTTTTATACCACTTTGGCAAATGTATCAGTCATGGTGCAATTGTGATTGAGTGGCCACAGGTCATTCACAGTTATATCCATCAGGGAGTCATTATCCAAGATGGAACAAAAGGAAGTTTAGCCCGGCGAATTGCCGGGTTTTTTCGTATGAAGAGGCTTAAATAAATGGGTGGATTATTTGGTAGTACTACAATTAGTACAACGGATACCCGTATTAACTCTATGCGGATCCAGCAGTCAGCTTATGGGCTTTGCCAGCCATTGGTTTATGGTAAAACTCGTGTAGCGGCTAATATGTTTTGGTATGGAGATTTTACAGCTACACCTCATACAACAGTTCAAAAGTCTGGTGGTAAGGGTGGGGGTACAAAAACCAGTAATACCACCTTTAGTTATAGCGCCTCTCTCATGCTCGGTTTATGTGAAAACCAGATTAAAAAGATTGGCCTGATTTGGGTAGACAAAGAGCAATATGTACCTAAACAAGAAGGATCTATTATTTTAGATCCCATCGACCAGTTAAAATTTGAATTATTCGATGGAAATAATAATCCGCCGTGGGGATGGTTAGTATCAAAGCATCCAGAACAGGCAATTAACTATCCGTATTTGGGGTATGTAGCTGTAGCTAATTATGAGATGGGTAATAGCGCCAGCCTTTCAAATCATAATTTTGAAGTGATCAGTACTATCACGCTATCTGACACAATTGATGATGCTAACCCGGCAGATGTTATTGAAGATTTTATTACTCATCCACGTCATGGTGCGGCCCCAAATCTTAACATTGCAGATCTGGAAGAGTTTAGAACCTATTGCCGGGCAGCTAATCTCTTGATTAGCCCTGCATTCACAGAGCAACGCCCAGCTTATGAAACTATCAATGAGATTGTCGAGGCGGTTAACTGTGCTGTGGTACCAAGCCCGGATGGCTTAAAGATACGTTCTTTTGGGGACTCTGCAATAACGGGTAACGGCGTTACCTTTACACCTGATCTCACACCGGTTTATCACTTAACAGATGATGACTTTATTGGTGATGATGAGCCGGTGCGAGTTCGCCGTAGCCGTGACACAGATGCCTATAATCATGTGCAAATTGAATATATTAATCGCTATAACCAATACAACACAGAAACTACAGAAGCCAAGGACCAAGCAAATATTGAAATGTTTGGCTTGCGTACCGAGGACCCGGTGGAATGTCATTATTTCTGTGAGCCAAAAATAGCTCGCCATGCTGCACAACTTCGCTTACAACGACTGCTATATGTTCGCAATGAGTATGAATTTAATTTGGGATGGAAGTACTGCCGACTAGAGCCAATGGATATTCTTACGTTAACTGAATCGGGATTAGGGCTTGATAAGTTCCCTGTACGTATTACACGTATAGAGGAAGATGAAAGCGGAATGTTAACCGTTACTGCAGAAGAATTATCTATCGGTTCAAGATCTGCCATTGAGTATGATTCTCAAGCGTCAAATGGTTATCAGGGTGGAAATGAAGAGCCGGGTAATGTGAATGCACCATCTATATTTGAGCCACCGCTAGATCTTACAGACGGCAAGAACCAAGTTTGGGTTGCTGTCTCAGGCGGGGCTAATTGGGGTGGATGTAATGTTTGGGTGAGCCTTGATAATACGACATATGAAATGATTGGCACAATTTATGGATCGGCACGTTATGGGCAGCTTGTTACAACAATTGATGCAGATGATACGACATTACAAGTTGAGCTAAATACAGCAAGCCAGATCTTCAGCGGAACATTAGAAGATGCTCAAGCTGACCAAACACTTTGTAAAGTGGGGGATGAGTATTTTAATTATCAGGTAGCCACCTTAAACGGATCTGGTCTTTATACCTTAAGTGATGTTTTACGTGGACGTTTTGATGATGCACAAAGCCACAACGCTGGTGAGCCATTTGTTCGTTTGGATAAAGCTATATTCAAATATCCGTACAATGAGGGTCTAGTAGAAAAACAAATCTTTTTAAAGTTCACAAGCTTTAATGGTTTGGAACGTAAGGAGCAAACCTTAGATGAGGTTACGGCGTATAGCTATACTCTAAGTGGCGGCCGTCCAGCAGGTGTTAAAGGTCTTTCCCTCCAATCACCGTTTGTTGGTACCACTTTCAAGGTTCAATGGCAAAGCTCAACTGGTGCAGATGGCTATCGTGTTCAGGTCTGGTCTAATGGGACAATGATTCGTCAAGTTGATACAACTAATACGGATTATAGTTATTCGATCGAAGAAGCCAAACAAGACGGTTTAGGCCGAGCTTACACAATTCGAGTGGCCAGCAAAAATAGTGACCAAGTTAGTACCTTTGCTGAATTGAGTATTAGTAATCCGGTTCCGCCAGTACTTCTCAATGTGTACACAGCAGCAACTGTAGATTCTATTACGGTGAATTGGGTGCCTAGTGAAGTACCGGATCTGAAAGACTATGCAGTGTGGCTAAGTCCAACACCTAATTTTGATCCAACACAAATGCCGCCTACGTGGACCGGCACAGATTTAACAACTACTTTTGGAGGCTTACAACCAACAACCCCATATTACATTCGTGTAGCTGTACGTGATGTATGGGAAAACACAGTCTGGAATTATACAAATCAGATTACTCAAAGTACTTCTGAAGGTTAATTTAAATTTTTACATAGCACCCAAATGGGTGCTTTTTTTTGCCTACTTCTGGAGTAAAAGGCATGGAACCAGTTTCTACAAGCGGTTTAACAGCAATTTTAAAATTTTATGGTGCAGCAATTATGGTGACTCTAGCTGTCGCATTGGTTGCCGCCGTTGTATTGATGACACGTATGCCGCGCTCACCTCAAGAGTGGGCTGTAGGCTTGATCTGTACTGTTGTATCAAGTCTTGCTGGCGGCTCATTCATTATTGTGAAGTGGGGGCTTCATGAATGGGTTACTGATGTATGGGGGATGATTGCACTTGGTGGATTCTTCTTTGTATGTGGATTACCCGGTTGGGCTTTGGTCCGTTGGATTTTTAATTTCATAGATAAACAGGAAGGGAAAACGATTGTTGAAGTGATTAAAGAATTTAAGAAAGCCAGAAAAGATATCGAAAACAGTTAATGCCGCCTTCGGGCGGTTTTTTATTCTCTGAAGGAAAACGAAATGAATATCGAACAATATCTAGATGAGTTGATCAAACGTGAAGGCGGGTATGTAAATAACCCAGCGGATCGGGGAGGTGCAACTAAATACGGTATTACTGAAGCAGTTGCTCGAGCAAATGGATTCAAAGGTAATATGAAAGATTTGCCGCTTGATGTAGCCAAAGCCATTTATAAAAAGCAGTATTGGACAGCTCCGCGATTTGACCAAGTGAATATCATCTCTTCTGCAGTAGCTGAAGAGCTTTTAGACACGGGTGTGAATTGCGGTACCGGATTTGCAAAACCACTTTTACAACGCGCTTTGAATCTCCTAAATAACAATGGCAAAGCAGGTTGGCCAGATTTATCAGTGGACGGGATTTATGGTCCAGCAACTCTTAATGCACTTAAAACTTATCTGACCAAACGAGGGAAGGAGGGGGAAAAAGTCCTGGTACGTGTTCTTAATATCATGCAAGGCCAGCGTTACATCGAAATCTGTGAACGTAATCCTAGCCAAGAGCAATTCTTCTACGGCTGGATTGCTAATCGAGTGGTGATCTAAATGAATCAATCAGAAACAGTAACTGAGCTTACGCCATATTTAGAATATTGGAGCAGCGGCATCTATATGTTTAAGTGCCCTAGTTGTAAATATTTGCATCCATTCCATGTTAAAGAGGGTGCACATCACAATGGCAGTACTTGGGATTTTAACGGAGATATAGATAGTCCAACATTTACACCTTCTTTACTTGTTAATGATCATTACCCTGCAAGCCGCTGTCATTTGTTTTTGACCGGCGGAAAGATTCAATTTTTATCCGACTGTTATCATGAATTGGCTGGGCAAACAGTCGACATGATACCAATCGATATTTAAGCTTTTACAGCTATGTATTCTATTAACATGATGTGTAGTTAATAGAATACATCCATTTTTATAATAGTGAGTTGTAATTGTGAATTTTTATGCCTTTATAAGTTCAATTAACTTATTGGAAAGATTTTCATAACTTTCTTTATAATTTGATATTTTCTTAGGATATGGGTTGAGGCTTTCTTGACAGTTGATTCTAAAAAAAGATACTGATCCAAAATCGCTTTGCCCAGTAGAGTTGAATTCTCGGATATCTTTTAAATACATTGTATGAAAATGGACTGTTTGCTTTTTAAGTAATTCATACGATTCTTTATAACACTTAAAAAAATCCGTTATTTCTTCTCTTAGAATAACCTGCTGTAGATGCTTTATATTTTGTGAAGTAATTTCCATTAGGTTTATATCTATAATGCATGGTTCTATTGTTGTTTTGATAATAGTAGTACCTTGTTGACTAGCCAAAACGATATCTTTAAGTTCATTTATATTAGGTATTAAATTGAAGTGACAATTTTCTAAAGAACTAAGAGCTTTCATTAAAAAATCTTTTTCTATATTTTTATTATATTCAACTTTCCAATTTTCATATATTACTAATGCTATATAAGCAGCTGCTAATGTTGTAATCCCACCAAAAAAACTAGCTGTCAAGGAAAAGGATTCTTTAACTGCCCCACCTAAATTATTAATATCCTTAATCATTAATGAGTAAATAAAACCAAAAAGAATAATTGAAATTACACAACAAACTAAAAAAACTGTTTGCACATGGTCTTTAATTTTCATAGATTTTCTGCAATTAAAATATATTGTAAGTTTATAAAAAATATTCAATTTTTAATAGTTAGTAATTCTTCCCATCTGAACGGATTTCTACTCAACTTATCTCTCGACATCGACCAAGTTCGACCCGGCACATAACATGGACCAACACCGAGCTTTTTCTTTCCGAATTTTGTGTGCACGTTATCTAGTGTTTTCATCAATTGTTCTTTCTTTTCTATTACTTCAAAATCTGTGAGCAGGTCATAGGTATGGCCTGCCTTAGGTTCTAAGCCTGTTAATATGACACCGCATTTTTTATACTTGATGCCTTCTTTAAAGATTTCTGACACCATTTTTACTGCTGCTCTTACGAAATCTAATGCACTATCTGTTGGCTGTGAAAATGCGCCAGTAATAGACTTATTATAAAATGGCGCACTATCGTCAAATGGGCTTGATTGGACAAATACAAGTAGACAACCACATAGTGACTCTTCATCACGCAACCGTTTACATGCTTCTTGTGCATGCATTGCTATAGCTTCTTTCAAATCATCTAGCTCAGTTACTTTTGTTCCAAAGGAACATGATTTAATAATTTGTTTTTTTGATGGCGGGGTGTCTTCAATTTCAATGCATGAGATACCTTGCAGTTCGTAAATAGTTCTGGCCATGACGATAGAAAATTTCTTTTGCATTTCTCGTGGTTCGGCACAAGCTAAGTCAAGGACCGTATTAATTCCCATTGCTTGAAGTTTTTTTGAATGCTTACGACCGATGCCCCAGACTTCACTCACATCTATTTGAGCAAAGTAATATTCTTTGTTGCACGGATCCATATTCACTAAATCACAAACGCTGTTAAAGCCGGCGTTTTTCTTTGCAATATGATTTGCGATCTTTGCTTCTGTTTTACTTCTGCCGATTCCGACACAGACAGGTAAGCCTAACCATTTCCAAATTTGTTGGCGCATTTGCTGACCAACTTTTTCTAAATCAAAGTTCTTCTCATAAGCGGTGAAATCAACAAAGCACTCATCAATAGAATAGGGTTCAACTTCTTCTTCAGTAACGTATGAGCCAAGAATCTTGTGAAAGCGCCGTGACATTTCTGCATACATTGCATAGTTGCTTGAAAGAACGATTACGTTATGTTGCTGAACAATGTCTTTAATTTGAAAAAGCGGCACACCCATTTTTATATTTAAGGATTTTGACTCATTGCTACGCGCCACGGCGCACCCATCATTATTGCTGAGCACAATCACAGGCTTATTGTTCAAACTTGGGTCAAAGACTCTCTCACATGAGACGTACATGTTGTTGACGTCTATCAAGAAAAAGACTTTGTTCTGATGTTTCATGACTTAATGCCGTGTCATTTTAATGATATGAGTGACAACGCCCCAGATAATTAGTTCTTGGCCCTCTTGTAGATAGATATTTTTATATTCAGGATTCTCAGCTTTAAGCCATTGGCCTTTTTCATCGATCATTAAACGTTTAACTGTGAATTCATTGTCAATTAGTGCAATAACGATATCGCCGTGTTTGGCATCTAAACTACGATCGACAATCAATTCGTCATCAATATCTATACCTGCATTAAGCATTGATAGTGATGCAACTTTGACAATAAACGTTGAAGTTGCATTTTTGATTAAGTGCTCATTCATATCGAGCGCTTTATCGACATAATCTTGTGCTGGAGAGGGGAAACCAGCGGAAATCTTTTCTAAAGCATAAGGGACAAGCATGTGTGTTGATGGTACAACTAGCTTGATAGACATAACCTCAGATAAAACAAAACTTTTTTGAAGGTATGGCTTTATCTTGATAATGGAAGGTGCAATTTCGCTCATATGTTTCCCCTAGCTTGATTTTGTAACATATTCAAGATGATATTCTAGAGATGAGCTTAAATTCAAATTTAAAAAGCTGTGGATAAACAAATAGAAGTCAAAAATTGACGTAGCCAAAAGTGCATTTGGTCGGAAATTCTACGCACTTAATTGGCTGATTTTCTTGGTTTAGGAAAATATTCGGCAGTAAATTCACCGATCGGCATTTCAAAGAAAAATTGATCAGCATCTTCTTTTTTACAGTTCAACCAATCTTCCCTGTATTCTTCAGGGATTACAATAATCGATCGTTTTTCATCTTCTGGTTTATGGAACTGGCTCATGAAAGGGTGATTATCTGCATTAATAGTCAGCATAGACATTGATCTAACTTGCTGCCCATCAATTACAGTCGAATCGTAAATAGCAGCTACTGTAAAAGGTAGACCATCTTCACGATAAATTCCCCACCGCTCAGCCTTGCCATTCACATATCTCGGTTCATAAATTTTTTCTACAGGGATTAGTGCAAACTGACTTTTAGCCCATGCATGTCTAAAACTCGGTTTCTTATCAACTGTCTCTGTTCTAGCGTTATATGTGTATTTCGAAAACTTTAAATCATGGTTCCAAGGTGGGATCATGCCGAACTTTACCTGCCGCCATTCAATGTGGCCATCTTTAGAAAAAATAAGAGGGCAGTCGTAACCAGGATAAATATCATTTTTATATTCAAATGTCGGCTCAAGCAAATCTAGTAGATGTACTCGGTCTTTTGATATAGGTTCATAATTAGCGCACATAGACCACCTATTAATTAGCCCAACTATCTACGATATTAGCCCAGTCTTGTAGCATTTTTCGTCTGCTTTCAAGATATTTTGCATGGTTATATGTAGCTCTGGTTTTATTTCCATCCGCATGGGCTAGTTGTTTTTCAATCCATTTATCATCGTAATCTTTTTCATTTAGTAATGTGGATGCTGTAGCGCGAAAATCATGAGCTGTTACATCAGACAAACCAATATAATCAAGCATTTTGTTCAATGTAGTAGCTGAGAGCATTCCATCTTGATAAATTGCTGGGAAAACATATTCACGATTTCCAACAATATTGCGTTGCTCTTGAAGAATATTAAAAACTTGATCGGACATAGGAACGATATGAATACGTTTCTTTTTCATCATCTCTTTTGGAAAGGTGATTGTTCTTTCTTCAAAATCGACATATTCCCATTTCATGCGACGGATCTCGATAGTCCTAAGCATTGAGTAGAGCATTACAAGACCAGCATTTTTAACTGTAGTAGATCCACCATAACTATTTAATTTATTCCTGAGTTGCACAGCTTCATGTTTTTCCATTGGTCTGGCATGTTCTATTTCAGGACGCTCAACAACGTTTTTAACTGCATACGTTGGGTCATACTCAGCTCTAAGTGTAGCGATTGCATAACGCATTACACCACCAATAAAAGTACGATTTTGGATTGCTGATACTTCGCCAGTACCATGGTTTTTTTGACGCTTAACTCGTGCAATCGTCTTTTTCATAATTGTCAAAACGTCTGCTGAGGTAACCTCTTTAATATCCTTATCACCAATAACTTTTAAAATATCTTTATCTAAAGCACGTTGAAAAGCTTCTTGATATCTTTCTGAACGATTTTTTAGTTTTTCAGCTTTATATTCTGCAGCAACATGTTTAAAGAGAACTCTATTTTCATATTCATCAGATTTAGTTTTTTTCTGATTTTCTTTTTCTTCAACTGGATTTATACCGCTTGCTACTAAAGATTTAGCTTCATCTCTTTTTGTACGAGCTTCGGCTAATCCCACAATAGGGTACTCGCCTAAACTCATCATTTGAGTTTTCTTAAGCCACTGGAAACGATAGCGCCAATACTTCTTTCCATTAGGTTTAATTTCAATACATAAACCATCCGAATCACCAATTCGATAAAGCTTTGCTTTTGGTTTTGCACTTCTAATTTTAGAGTCACTTAACAT